GTGTAATTAAATTGTCTATGATTTACTTTTTCAAATACAACCTCACTAAAAGGGTTTTCAGCAAAACCACTAATCTTTGTAATGGCACCTGATACATCACCTAAACCTACGGCCTCAGCGGCACCAACACCTAATTTTTTAGCAGCGTCTAAAGCAAAACCACCAGCACCTGTTAAGAAGGCAGCTATTTGATCTTGTGTACCAGAGGCAGTTGTTGTTTCAGCAAATGTCTTAGCAGCTAAACCACCTAAACCTAATTCTGTTGGCCCATTGACCACACTATAGTTGACCTTGATGGCAGGTGGCATATACAATGCCACGGCACTCGTTACCGTATTGTGAACAGGTTTACGTGAGTTAACACTATTTCTTGTGCCTTTACCTATTTTCATAGTATCACCGTTTCTGCTCGTTCTTAATTTTTGTATATTATAACTTGAGCCACCATAATCATCCGTGTCAACACTTGATACGCCTAGTGTGTTATGAAATTTGTTGTCTGTTATCTCACTATGTTTAGATGATACAACATAAAATATCATGTAATGGCCTTGTTCACTATTACCAAGGTCTCTAGGAAACTGTATGCTAGCAAATCCTAATGGGTTTGCTTTCATGTGTGATGTTGGTTCTTTTGTACTTGGTAGTTCTAGTTTTGATTTCTTTAGTAAATCCTGAGCAGCTGCCTTTGATTGAGCAGATGACTTATTACCACTTAAACCATTGATGAAACTACCACCTACTGCTAATAATTGTCCTAATTTGATTGAAGCCATTTAAGTTACCTATATATTAGTAATATTTATAATGAAAAAGAGAGCAACATACAAAGGTATTTACAGACCTACCAACCCTAAAAAATATGCTGGCGACCCTACTAGAATTGTGTATCGTTCTAATTGGGAGCGTAAGTTTATGGTATATTGTGACAGGACAGAGGATATAACCTATTGGGCCAGTGAAGAATTGGCGATACCATATATCAATCCTATTGATAGAAAGAAACACCGTTACTATCCTGACTTTATCATAAAGACGGCCAAAGGCAAGCGTTATATGATAGAGATAAAACCATCTGCTCAAACTAAAAAACCTAGACCTAAAACAAAGAAGACAAAAGCTTTTATGAGAGAGAGTTTAGAATACATCAAAAATGTGGCTAAATGGCAAGCTGCTGATGTGTATTGTAACGACAATAATATGGAGTTTAAAATCTTCACTGAAAAAGAATTAGGTATTTACTAGGCGCTTAAAGCGTTCCTTAAACCACCATCACTTGTATTTGTATCTTCTAATATAGTTGTGTATGTATTGTTGGCTACGTTAGTATTTGTATTACCTTCTTTATACAATGACATTCTACTATTCACACCAGAGCCACCCATGTTGGCACTCTCTGTGTTTATATCTTTACCCTTAACACCTGCTCTTAAATTTGTATCATCTCTTAACATTTGATCATCTGGACCTACGATCTCTCCACCAAATTCAGGTTTTAATTCGTTCATCTTCTTGTTAAATTCTTTTTGCTTTTCTGCCTCATCCAAGATCATTTGTCTTCGTTCTTGTTCAGCGTCATTTAAATTTTTTAAATATGCTATCTGTTGGTCAACATCTTTGATCTTTTCAAATTCTTTAAATTGATCCTCTGTCATAATACCAAATGCTTGGTCATAGCCACTTGTACCTGCTTTTGATACTTTTGATGTAGTATATCTTTCGCCTTGTACTTCAGCAAGAGCTTCTTCACCAGTTACACCACCACCTGTCATGGCTTGTCTTTTACCTGGATCTATGCCTTCAGTTTTATATTTTTCTAAACCACCTGTTTCTGATACCATAGCACCAGCCTCTTTGTCTGCTTTTGTTTCAAACTTTAACTTATCTTTAATAAATTGTGGTAATGGTAAAGCGTCAATGGCACCATTAATTACTGTTTTAATTTTGTCACCAATATTACTAAAGAAGTTACCAATGCCTTCAATTGTTTCTGTAAATGTTGTTTTAATACTATCAAAAGCGTCTGTAAAGAAAGTCTTAATAGATGTTACAATACTCTTTGCCTTATCAACAACAGCGTCTTTCATATCTGTAAAAAATTGTGGTATTGTTTCTGTAATAAATGTTATAGCTGCCTGAATACCTGCCTCTATTGACTCTGGTAATTTTCTAAATGTTTCTTTGATGTTTGTTACCATCTCTGATTCTAAACCAAAGGCAGCCAAGGCGTTCTCTATCAAACTAAAGAAAGCGTCACCAATATATGAAATTATTTTTATAGGGAAATCAAAAAATATTTTTTTTACGCCACCTATAAACATGCTAGCGTCACCTGTAAATAAACCCTTAAACATATCAGCAAGTCCACCAAATGCCGTTTTTATAATATCAATTGCTCTGTTAAACAAAGGGCCTATGTCATCCATAAAGGCACTAAAGAAAGCCTTAATACCATCCACAATTGGTGTTAATTTTTCAGCAATTTCTTTACCATACTTTTGTAAACCTTTAGCAAGTAATAATAAACCAAATATTAGACCACCTTTGACTAACATACTTCCTAGGCCACCTGCTATCGCCTTTGATTTTTCGGCAGCAGCGTCTGATAAAGCGGCAAATTTAGTTTTAAAACTATCACCTATTTTGGCCAACATACCAGGACCTTCATCTTCTTTGCCTAATTCTGTTTCTTGTGCCTGATCAACTCTAGCGTCCATATCTTCTTCAGCAGCTATCTTCTTATCAAAGGCAAAGTTAGCAGACAATACACTTACCATCTCACTAATCTTTTCCCTAATACTTTCAAATATACCTATAGAAGCAGGTTTCTCTGTTTCTGATACATTATCACCCACATCACCAGAAGCACCAGCAGTTAGTGGTTGACCTGTAGGGCCAATCAACATAGATTTACCTGAGCTCGCTAGTCCCTCAAAAGAGTTAGCGACAGATTTACCTATCTGTAATACTGATTCGTCTTTAAGTGTTAGTTCAGCCATTATTTTTTACTTTTACTTGTGCCTGTGTATAGACCAAACCAGGCAGCGCCAGCACCAACTACGATACTGATTAACCCACTTTGTTCCATAGTAGGAGCACCTAAATTCATGTACCATATCACACATTTATATAATAACACTATGTAAACTGTTAAGAATAATCTTGGAAATATTCTCCAAGCGTCAACAGCTCTTGCCATGTGTATCAATTTAGCATATGGGTTAGGACCCATGTCTTTTACGGATGTATCTACCTCTAAATCTACTTTTACTTTTTTAGTAATTTCTTTCTTATCAGCAGGTACAACAATTTTGTCTTCTAATTCACTCATTACTTCAACGCCTCTCTTTGTCGTTTTTCTTTTTCTTCTTTTAAATACTGTACTAAAAGGGTTATGTAAATCTCCCTCTCCCACGGTAACATATTTTCTAATTCACTCAATGAATATTTATGATGTTGCATCAGAGCAAAATTAGTTTCATAATAGTTTTCTAAACTATCGTGTGAGAGGGCTATCCGAAAAAATCGGCCAGACCTTTCAGCGTAACTTCACTCTCCACCTTGGTTTTTGAGTTCGTTACTTTGACTTTCTGCTCTAATCTAGGCATGGTTTCAAAGAATTTCTGTATATTTTTCATCTGTTCGCCAGATAAGTTATTTACAAAGTCGTCTAATTCTTTTTTATCTGTATCTTTAGCCATATGTATCTTGTCACCCTCATAGATTTGTTCTATTGAGTCTACAATTAACTCGTACATTTGTGCTAGTTTTACATCACCTGTAAGAATACCACTATTGATAATCTTTAGTGACGGATACTTTAATACTACACCTAGTTTTCTGTCTTCGTCTAAAACCACGTTGTTACTATGGTCGTCTTCAACATACACCTCAACCTTAGATAAATCAACCTCTATTGTTTCGTAGGTCTTTTTGTCGTCTGGACACAACACCTTAATTTTAGAAATCTCACCAACTGACTTTGATCTTATTTGTAAAAAGATATACTCTAAATCAAACATAGGGTAGTCTTCAGGATTAATTTCGTTAAACGTACATGACTTGACTATATTCTTTACTGCTTCAAGCATGTCTTCTGGTTTTTGTGTTTCAAGTGCCATTAGTAAAATCTTTTCTTCTTTTACAAGAAATGGTCTGTACTTGATTTTCTTTTGTTGAGATGGTAAAGTCAACTCATATTGTGCTACATTAGCTATTGGTAATGCCATTATTTACTCCTTCAATATTATAAGAATGGTGGGAATACTTTGCCTCCAAACACCGATCCAATTGGGACTCTTTGTCTTATTACGTTTACAGCGTCCCTACCTGCTCGTCTTATTTCTGGTGGTAATTTACTTAATATATTACCTATCAGGCCTCTGTTACCTTGTTTAACAGTAGGTACTTTAAATCCACCACCAACTGTATAATTCTTAACTTGATCTAGTGATAAATTTTGCCAATTTCTAAATTGAAATGTGATTGATATTTTTTGTATGTCTGAATTACCATAGTCAAATGGTACTGCTAATATAGATTTAGGATATGCTTCAAACAATTCTACACCGTAAGATATTCTATCTCTAAAGGCGTCACCAGCAAAAGCACCTAGTTGGTATATTCTGATACCACCAACATACTCATCATAAAAATGCATATTGTGTGTGGCTTGATCCATAATAGAGTTTTGCCACATTTCAAAAAATGTTCTTTGTCTTAAATACTTGTCAGCATAAAATGATAATGTTACTTCACCTGAAAAACTGTAAGCATAAGCAACTTCTCTTTTAGGCCCATATGTTTGAAAAGGTTTTGTATCTACGTTTCTGCTAGGCATTTCTAAATTATAACAAAATGCTCTTAAACCTCTTCTCAATTCTGATTCTTTATATAATTCACCAGGTCTTGTTGATCTACTAATTTCTTCTTCAAAAACAAATTGATCACTTTGACCAGGTGCCGTGCCTATTGATGTTTCATTTATACCTCTTGGTAATATGAAGTCAACTAAAAATCTGTTTGGTCTAGCAAAGCCTTCACCCTCAGCAACTTTACCCATAAATCTACCTATTGTAGATTCAGGATTACCACCTGCTCTTTGCTTTAATCTAGGATCACCTAATACATTTTGTAGTGACCTATCTCTAGGTATACCAACTCTTATATCAAAGTTACCTATTCTACGACCACCTCTTAATATTGCCATTAGATCATTCTCCTACTGTCTGACCACACTTTGCTTTCGCTTGCCTTTTTAAATTGTTGTACTGGTAAGTAAGCTGCCAATACTGCCTCGTCAAAATCTATTCTTAAAAAACGAGATTGTACATGATTGTAAAGATACTTTTTAATTGTTGGTCTTACTAGGCCAATCTTCTTTACATCATTATAGTTAGCGTCCAATCTTGTCATTCTATCAAAACCACCTGTAGAAAACTTTTGCATTCTCTCTAGTAATTTAAATCTTAACATGTACGGCAAGTAGTGAAAGTTCATACCCATAAAACCACCTTTAATTGATTCCAGAGGTAATACTAACGGAAATGTATCATAGTAAGGTAATTTCTTCTTACCCTTAGGGTCATAGAAAAACATATTTAATCTACCACCACTAGGTAAGCCTAATAACCTGCCTTGATTCATCAACTTTCTGGCTGTAAATTTATCAGCCATTGATTGAACATTAGTTCTATACCAATTTGCTGACTTCTTTATGCCACCTTGTTTATCTACTAGCGGATCTAGGATACTTGCCATAACTATATTTATACGCTAAAAATACAAAAGAGGCCGTTATTTCTAACGGCCCCTTAAAGCTTTCAGTTTAGAGAGAGATAGATTACTCTTCCTCAGCTAATTTACTAAAGTAAGACAACGTATCGTCTTC